AACTCCCTGTAGAGAGCCGAGCCAGCGGGAAGATGCCGGATGAATGAGAGGAAGCGAGACCAAGGGAGGCCGTCTCCGATGTCATCCAGCGAGTATGAGGTGAGGGTGAGGAGGTCGTAATCAATCGCCGAGCCGTGCTCCTCCACAAGCGCGACTAGGCCGAGGATTCCCCCGAATCGGGATTCCCGGCCTGCCACCACGCCTGCGAGAGAGCGTTGAAGTCGGCGAGGGTCATGTCATCGACCACGTCTCCGAGATGCTCGGCGAAGAAGTCGATGGTCCACTCCAGAGCCCTCATGCCGTCCGGGTCCTCCTTCTGGAGGGCCCAGACCTCGCGCATCTTCGAGATGGGGAGAGATGAGGGGAGGGGCACCTCGAAGGTACCCCTGCCCACGATCTCAACAGTCAGGCAGTCCTTCGAGCCGAAGTCCGCCTTGAAGGTCTTGTGCGCCATGCCGTCCTCCTCAGTGGTTAAGCCGTCTTGCCGTCATCCGTGAAGATGTGGATGCTCTCGCCCGTGCCATCGTCGTAGCAGCTGAGGGTGCATGGCAGGGCGATGGCCTCGGTCGCGTTGAAAGTGATGTCATCGACAGCCGTGATCTGGCCGTTCGGGACGAAGATGATGAACTTGGCAGCGCCGTCCTTCATCTTGAAGCACCAAGACTTGGGCTCGGGCAGATGGGTGCCGAGCGCGATGTGGAGCTGCTTGCCGTGGGTCGCGGTGGCAGCGGTGGGGGTGACGTTCTCAGCGCCGAATGCCTGCGACCATCCCTCCTCATCGGTCTGGATGAGGGAGAAGGAAAGGGTGCCGTCGAAGCTCTCAAGGAGCTTGCGGACGGTCGCGCCGTTCCACTCCTTGACATCGGTGGTGGAGTAGTCGGTGGAGAGGGTGAGGCCGTCCTCGGAGACGTAGCCCGAAGCCGTGAAGCTGGAGGCCGCCGTCTCCGCATCGGCGAAGGTCGCGGGGATGGTCTGCACCAGTGCGCCGCTGGAGATCGCGCCGGAGACGCTGGTCTGGTCGGCGAGGCCGATGTAGACCGCAGTTGCATCAAGTGCCATTTAATCCTCCTTGGAAAGATGTGCTGTCATCTCGTAGAGCGCCTGATAGCGGGGCTCTCCTTGGGATGTCGGGAAGTTGTAGATGGAAGTCCGGGTGATGTGGGTGATTGGGTTGGAGTTGTTGACGATGCCGAAGACCGCCACGTCCACCTCGGCTGCGAGCTGGGAAGCCTCGTATCTGGAGGGAGCCCAGCTCTGGATGGCCAGCGTGAAGGTGGTGATGGCCACTCCATCGGTCGAGCCGGAAGTCTGCTCGACGGTCACGAACTGTGAGGGCTTGGCCACGAGCTCGCCATCTGGGACATCGGCGAAAGCATCGAAATCCGCAGCCTTGAGCTGCGCGATGACGAAAGCCTCGAAGTTGATGCGGGTCATCACCTCACCACCTTCAAAAGAATGTTCGTGTCGGCTGCGACAGCTCTGGCCTGCGGGGATTCGGCGCGGACGAAAGCGACCGCACGGGTCGGCATGTCGGTCACTTCGTAGGCGAAGCCGTTCCGCTGCGAGATGTAGTCGTTGGCTGCATTCGTGGCCTGACTCGCCGCCTGCTGCAGCAGCTCCTTGACCTCTGCTGACTTGCGGAGAGCGTTGAAGCCCTTGATGGAGAACTTGAAGCCCTTCTTTGCCATGCTCATCCCTCCGTCCGGATGGCGTATGCACGCCGATTCCATGGAGTAGGGGTGTTGACGAGCATGTATGCTTGCGGGTCTCCCTCGATGTCGTAGAGCTCGCCCTCGACCTCGACTCGGCACTCCCGAAGGGAGGCCGTGTAGGTCTTGGGGAAGTGCAGCACCCAGCCGATGATGGTGCCCTCGGGTCGGTTGGACTCGGTGTAGTCCTTCGCCTCGGCGGGGTGCCTGACAACGTTCTCGACCGTTTCAGCCGTCCAAGTCTTGACGGGTGCGCCGAAGGCATCGGTCAATGTCGCGCCGGGGCGGTAGACCGTGACCGTTTCTCCCTTAATCATCGAAAGCCGCCTTCGGTCGGATGGTGCCGATGCGGGAGCCCGAGATGCCCAGCATCACCTTCTCGAAACCGGTGAGGTAGAAGTCACCTGACGGGTTGGCGAAGGTCATGCTCTGGGTGTAGGAGCCAGCCGTCATGGAGGTCTGGGAGAGGCCGTAGGTGTCCACGTCGGCGCTCATCACGCGCTGCACCATGGAGCAGGAGACCGTCTTCAGGACAGCCGCCTGCTCCTCATCGGTGGGGTCGACGGTGACGAGAGCTGAGAGGTAGACCGCAGCGTCATCGAGCAGGACGGATGCCCTGCTCTCCTCCTCGGTGGTCAATGGCCTCCACCGAGCCTCAAGGTCTGCGACAGTAGCGAAGGCCATGGATCATCACCTACTTCTTCTCGGTCTTCTTCTTGGGGGTCTTCTTGGGCTTCTCATCGACTCGGAGCCAGCCCTGCTCGACGAAGCGAGCGACCTGCGACTCCTCGATTTCGATAAGACCGCCCGTGTAGGCGCTCTTGAGCTTCGCCATGGCTAGTCGGTGAGCTTGACGAAGGCCGCGCTGTTGGCCACGACCACGCCGACATACGCCTCGCAGCGGACTGCGACCATGTCACGCTGGAACATGTGCAGGATGTTGCCGTTGCCATCGGAAAGGGAGGCGTCGCGGGAGACCGCGATGTTGATGTCTCCGACGATGCCGTAACGCATCTTGGAGAAGTCGCCGGCATAGCCGATGGTGTTGGGGGTGCCAGCGGCATAGGACTCCTGAGACTTCACGACGCGAGCGCCGAGGATCTGGCCGGCGTTTCCATCGGTGATGGGGGAGTTGATGAAGATGGGCCTGCCAGCGGTGTCGGTAGCGCCGAGGATGAGCGCCTGCCCCTGAGCGGACAGAGCGAAGCCGTTGAGGTCGTAGCCAGCGGTGCCGATGGTCTGAAGCACGGTGATGAGCTGGTCGTAAACCGTGGTGTTCTGACCAGCGGCGATGGAGACGGCCGTGGAGTTGGTCAGCACATCGAAGCCGGTGCCGGGAGCGGTGCCGCCGAAGACCGTGGCATCGAGCTTAGCGCCGATGGCAGCGGGGAGCCTGCGGACGAGCTCCTCGTAGACCGCGCCCTCCTGGTTGACGAACTCCTCGGAGAAGGTCTCGATGACGGCCAGCTTGTAGGGCATCATGGTCTTCAGGTTGAGCGTCGCGTTGGAGACGGACTTCTCGCCGGTCTCGACGGTCCAGTCGGCGATGGGGTTGCCTGCGAGCACGTCGATGCTCTTGGCACCATAGCCGAGGTCGACGCGCTGGGCGAGCTGCATGACTGCAGACTGATGCTCAGCATTCGCCCAAATCTCGCGGGCGATCTCATTGGGGATGGTGAGCCTGCGGATGGTCTTCTGGGTCTGATCGAAAGCCATTGCTTCCTCCTATGAATTGAAGTTTTCGTGGAAGAACTCGGAGAAGATGTCAGCGTTGGACCTCTTCCCCTCGCCTCGCTGGATTCGGGAAGCCGGAGCGCTGGGTGCGCTGGGGGTCTGGGGCTGCGCGGAGTAGGTCTCCGCGAATCGCTCCATGTCCTCCTCGGTGGCGCAGAACAGAAGCAGGTCGATGGGGATGTGCTTCTCAGCGCTGAGCTTCTGGGCAGTGGCCTTCCGCAGAGCCTCGGCCTCCAGCTCGGCGATGCGAGCCTCGGCCTTCTCCGCTCGTGCCTTGAGCTGCTCCTGCTCGCTCATCTGGGCGAGCTTGAGCTTCTCCAGCTCCTCGGCTGCTGCGCTGTTCCTCTTGGCCCTTGCCTCCCACTTGCGGGATTCGGCCTTCCAGTCCGTTTCCTCCTCGCTGTGCAGCTCCTCGGTCGGGGTCTGGTCGGTCTTCGTCTCTTCCATGCGAGACTCCTTTCTGCCGTGCGGCATGAAAAAAGGCACCTGTGCAGGTGCCTTGATGGGTGCAGCCTTCTGGCTGCGGATATGAAAAAAGCCATCCGTGCGGATGGCTTCAATCAGCTGTTCTGCGATTCCTTGTAGAGCTTGTAGAGCTCGGATGGGTCGTAGCCTTCGATGCTGGCATCACCGAAACCGGGGACTATCCGACATCGGCAGTGGGCATGGTAGTGGTTGAGTTCTCCAGCCGATGCCGCGCTCCTGTAGACGAAGCCGCGCGATGCGAGCATGATGCAGAAGTCGCACGTCTCAGCTCCACCAGGCACTCGCGCATATTTGGGCTTCCGAGGGTCTGCAGCGCAGTTG